ATATCAACCCAAGATATCTAAACTATACAGGACTTGATACACCGGCACAAACATCTCAAACTACAAAAGAATTGTTTAATGCGATAAGAGATGAATTATTAAGTAGAGGTTATACAGCGACTGGAGACACAACGCCGTTGGTTGCAGGGTTAGCATTTACAATGGTATATGTTGATTCAGGTAAAGGATCAGGAATAAATGCATACGAGAACAACTACAGTACTATAAATCTGACCGAAGTTTATGGACCTAATTTTGTAAATTACATTAAGAAAAGTTATTATTGTATTACAAGAGGAACTAACAGTAACTTACCTGTTGCATCATTTAATACATTTAAAGACTTCATAAAATTTGTAGTAGATAAAACATCGACATTATATACATTATTAAATCAAGATAAAAATAATTTTGATTTCTCAACACTAGAAGGATTATCAGCGGCAACTGCAAAACAATATGTATTAAGTTATCCTGTTGAACAACCTGCAAATGTGTATACTACTTTAACAGAACAAGAAAAATTAACACTACAACAAGAATTTGTTGCGGCTTATAATGTTTACGAAACAGTACAAACTTTCAAAATAAGCTGATATTTATAAATAAAATACTTATGAGTACTAAAATGTTATTGGATAATTACTTGGGGAAAAATACAAGAGTATCCGAAAAAGATATGGGTGACGGAACAAAACAAGTTTGTGACTTAGACACAGGAGATTGTTATACTGTCAGAATCAAAGACGGACTCATCGAAAGAGTCGACAACACTATGAGAACATTTAAAAAAATTCAAGTAGAAACTAATCAAGGTTATAAAACATTATTAAACGGTTAAGATGAATATAGACGATAAAATTTTAAAAGAGATCGCAAGATACAATTCGATCAACAAATATATCATGGAACAAGATATTCCGGCACCACCTGCAGATGCGGGAGCAATACCTCCACCTCCGGCAGACGCTGCCGCACCGGTTGATCCTGCTGCAGATCCTGCGGCGGCAGGTGTAGATCCTGCGGCACCAACACCTCCAGCGGCTCCTGGAGCTGAAGGAGAAGCAGCACCTGTTGATGTTGCGGCGGATCCTGATGTTGAAGAAGTCCCTGCTGAAGGAGAAGAAGGTGAAGGAGAAACTGAAGAGTTAGACATCACCGATCTTGTTGATTCGCAAAAAACAATTGCTGATAAACAAGAAGAATATTTCACAAATCTTTTTGACCAAATCAAAACTATGGAAGAAAAATTAGCAGAGATGGATACTATTGTATCTAAGTTAGATTCTTTAGAGGCTAAAGTTGAAAAATACAGACCAAAAACGGCACAAGAAAAATTGCAACTTAGATCATTAGATTCAGGACCATTTAAACAAAACTTGGCGGATTTCTTTGATGAGAAAAAAGATGAGATGGAACAAACAGGTAAAAATGAATATGTTCTAACCCAAGATGAAGTTGAAAGTTATAGCCCATCTGACATAGAAAAATCTTTCAACGAACCAATGGAGGATGAAGATGATATTTTATTAAACAAATTTAATTCATAAGTTTTAAGGTCGATAAATTCGACCTTAAACTTTTTTTTTGGCGACACAATTTGACTATAACTTTTTATACACTTATAATTTTAACATAAACCTTTAATTTTTATTTACACATGGCGACAAATTCATTAGACGCAGTACTTGCACAGTACGAAAAATCAACACAGAACACATCATCGAATGGTTCTAAAATGTCTTCAGAAGACCGAATGAAGAAATATTTCGCGGCTCTTTTGAAAGATAATGAAAAACAAGGACAGAGACGAGTACGTATTCTTCCTACAACAGACGGTTCTTCACCGTTTAAAGAAGTATGGTTCCACGAAATCCTTGTGGACGGTAAATATCAAAAATTTTACGATCCAGGAAAAAATGACAACGAACGTTCACCTTTGAATGAAGTTTACGAAGAACTTATGTCAACAGGTAAGGAAGCCGACAAACAATTGGCAACACAATACAAAGCTCGTAAGTTTTATATCGTAAAAGTTATTGATCGTGATAACGAACAAGACGGAGTTAAATTTTGGAGATTTAAACACAACTACAAACAAGAGGGAATTCTTGATAAAATTATTCCAATTTGGAAAGCAAAAGGTGATATCACAGATCCTGATAAAGGACGTGACTTAATCCTTGAATTAACAAAGGCAAAAACTCCTAAAGGTGCTTTCTATACGGTAATCCAAACAGTTATGTATGATGACCCATCTGCAATTTCAGAAGATGAAACTCAAATGTCAGAGTGGGTTAGTGATGAATTGACTTGGGAAGATGTATATTCTAAAAAACCTGTTGAATACCTTGAGGCAATTTCAAGAGGAGAAACACCACGTTGGGACTCTGAAAAAGGTGGATATGTTTATTCTAATGATGAAACTTCAGAAGTTTCTATGGGAGGAAAATCAGCACCAAAATCAATCAATGAAGTTTCTGATCCTCAAGCAAACGACGAGGTTGATGAAGAATTACCATTCTAATTTTAATTATTAAAAATGTAACGGGAGCAGTTTATTGTTCCCGTTTTTTTGTCTATATTTTATATAGTAACACAAAAATTATGGCACTTAAAAAAAACGACTTTAGTTCATTGAAGAAAAAGTTTTCTTCGGACGCGAAATATAAACCACAAAGATTTTTTGATCTTGGTCCTGAATTTTTGGATGCAGTAGGATTACCTGGACCTGCTATTGGTCACCTTAACATGTTATTAGGTCACTCCGATACAGGTAAAACAACAGCACTTATTAAAACTGCTGTTGATGCTCAAAAGAAAGGTATTCTTCCTGTATTCATTATTACAGAACAAAAATGGTCTTTTGATCACTCAAAAATAATGGGGTTTGAATGTGATGAAGTGGTTGATGAAGAAACAGGTGAATTAACTTGGGACGGATTCTTCTTGTTTAATAATAACTTCAGTTATATTGAACAAATTACTGATTACATTAACGATCTATTGGACGCACAAGAAAAAGGTGAATTAGACTATTCACTTTGTATTATGTGGGATTCAGTTGGATCAGTTCCTTGTAAAATGACTTACGAGGGTAAAGGAGGTAAACAACACAATGCAAGTGTTTTAGCCGACAAAATTGGTATGGGTATAAACCAACGTATTTCAGGATCTCGTAAGGCAGATTCTAAATACGAAAATACCTTAATCATTGTTAACCAACCTTGGGTAGAATTACCTGACAATCCATTTGGTCAACCTAAGATCAAGGCAAAAGGTGGTGAAGCAATTTGGTTAAACTCTTCTTTGGTATTCTTATTTGGTAATCAAAAAGGTGCGGGTACAACAAAGATCACTGCAACAAAAGATAAGAGAACTGTAAAGTTTGCTTCAAGAACAAAAGTGTCGGTTATGAAAAACCACATCAATGGTCTTGGTTTTGAAGACGGTCGAATCATTGTAACACCACACGGATTCTTGCCAGGTAAAGATACCACCGAAGAAAAATCATCAATAGAAAAGTATAAGAAAGAATACGCCGATTATTGGAAAGACATTATCGGAGTTGACGGAGACTTTGATTTAAAAACAGAAAAAGAAGAAAACGAATAATATGAACAATTGGAATATAATTAGAACAATACCTGAATGGGATTATTCAAGTGTTGATGCAAGATGTCTTACTCATGACGGAGATATAATAGATTTGGGATGTTTAGATTGGGACTGGTCAAATTTTTTTATTGGAAAAAAAAGAGTAATTGGTGCTGATCCCTACGAAAATGAAAAAGATGGAACAGAACTATTCAAAGGAATCGTATGGAATTTTGAAGGAAAAATGAAAATACAAAATAATGGTGTTGGGACAACTATTTTTACAGAAGGTGAAGATGAATTTGATGTTATCACATGGAAAACGTTTTGCGATAGATTCAAAATCAGTAAAATATCTGTTTTAAAACTTAATATTGAAGGTGCAGAGTACGACCTTTTAAGAAGTTTTACGGATGAAGATTTTGATAATATAGATCAAATAGTTGTTAGTTTTCATCATAGAATTAACCCTGAATGGCAAAAAGATACCAATGAGTGTATAGAACTTTTAAACAAAAAAAACTTTAGCATTCAAAAGATTAACCATAATTGGGATTGGTTTTTAGCAGTAAAAAATATTTAGAAATCACTTAAAAAACAAAAAGTGACCAAAACATTATTAGTAGACGGAAATAATTTATTAAAAATTGGTTTCCATGGTGTTAGAGAATTCTACCACAATGGAAAACATGTTGGAGGTGTTTGGCACTTCTTAAATACTCTTCGTAAATTTTTGGAAGAACACAACTATGGTAAAGTTGTCGTATTTTGGGATTCTAAAACTTCATCTTCACAAAGAAGATTGATATACCCAAAATATAAATTAAATCGAAGACCTTCCGAATCAGAGCAAAAAGAAGAATCTTTTTTAGAACAAAAACAAAGAGTTAGACAATACCTCGAGGAGATGTTTGTAAGACAACTGGAGACAGAACACGCAGAAGCTGATGACTTAATTGCATATTACTGTCAAGTGTCATTAGATGAGACAAAAACTATATTCTCGAGTGATAGAGATTTAACTCAATTAATTTCTGAAAAAGTTTCAATTTACTCACCATCAACAAAACAATATTATAAGTTCGGAGATAAAATAAAATTACATGATATTGAAATTCCACACTTTAATGTTAAGACAGTAAAGATTCTCACTGGAGACAGTTCAGATAACATTGATGGTATCTTTTATCTTGGTGAGAAAACTTTGATCAAATTGTTTCCTGAGTTACTTGAAGAATTAGTACAAATACCATATATTTTGGATAAGAGTTCTAATTTACTTAAAGAAGAAAAGGGGAACGTAGCTCTTCAGAACCTGTTAAGTGGTAAAACAAAAGAAGGTATTTTTGGGGATGAATTTTATGTCATCAATCAAAAACTTGTAGACTTAGATGAACCCCTTTTAAGTGATGAAGAAAAAGAATTAGTTAGATTATATTACTCAGAGTCGATGGATCCCGACGGAAGAGGACATAGAAATCTAATTAGAATGATGATGGAAGATGGTTTTTTTAAATACTTACCTAAGGGTGACGACGCTTGGGTAAGTTTTTTGAAACCATTTTTGAAGTTAACAAGAAAAGAAAAAACAAATTTTAGAAACAAAAAAAATTAAAAAAAACAAATGAAAGAACAGGATATTACCAAAGTTGAATTTTTGTTAATGTGTAACGATAACATTGTGGTTCAGAGATTCTTTAATGTTAGAAACTTTAATAAAAATGCTCATAAATCTGAGGATTTTTATTATCACATTGAGAGTATTTGCAATGAGCTAAAATACGATCTTAAGATGAGATCAGTAACCTACATGTTGGATAACCAATATGAAATTTCAGAAAATCCAGATGTACTAAACACATCAATTACCGATGGTCCGGAAAATTTTAATCTAATTATTAAGCTTGGAGATATGACAATTTGTCAGCGTGAGTTTGACGCGAAAGTATACCCCCCAAAGGTAAGATATACCGTAGACCTACGCCCAAAGTTAAAAAGCATCCTTTCCTCACTTACTGACATTTTTTCAGGTAAAAATTTTAATTATTTTTATCCTGAATTTATCAAAAACTAATACTATTTATTTTTACTAAAGGAGAGAAAACTATATGGCGACAGGTAAAAATTTTGAGTATTTAGGTAATACGTTTCAGTTACAATTACTTAATCAAATCATTGTGGATAAAGACTTTTCACATTCAATTATCGATGTGATCGAGAATAATTATTTTGAGAACAAGTACTTCAAAATCATCATTCAAATGATTAGAGAGTATTACACGAAATATGACCACACACCGTCGTTTGATACGTTAGAACAAATCACAAAATCTGAATTACAACAAGAAATTGCATCCAAGATTGTTATGGATACAATCAAGAAAATTAAAGATGCACCTATCGATGGCGTAGCTTTTGTACAAGAAAAAGCGTTGAAGTTCTGTAAACAACAAGAACTACAAAAGGTAATGGGTAAGGCTCAAAAGATCATTGATGGTGGTGAGTTTGAGAGTTACGACACACTTGAAGAAATGGTTAAAACGGCTCTTCAGGTTGGTGCAAAAGACACTACTATGTTAGATGTGTTTTCCAACCTTGATCAAGTTCTTGAGGATGATTACAGACACCCAATCCCAATGGGAATACCTGGAATCGATAGATTATTAAAAGGAGGTTTGGCAAAAGGGGAAATTGGTGTTATCTTAGCACCTACAGGTGTCGGTAAGTCAACTATATTAACCAAAATGGCTAATCACGCTTTTAACTTAGGATTTAATGTACTTCAGATCTTTTTTGAGGACAACCCAAAGGTTATCCAAAGAAAGCATTTCACATTATGGACGAAAGTTCATCCTGACGATTTGTCAGAGAAAAAAGATGAGGTTATGAAGAGAGTTAGGGAAATTGAGGAATCAATGCCAAATAAATTGATAATGAAAAAGTTACCATCTGATACTATGACGATGTTACAAATTAAAAATCAAATTAGAAAAATGGTATCTGATGGGATCAAAGTAGATATGATTGTTTTAGATTATATCGATTGTATTGTTCCTGACAAAAATTTAGGTGATGAATGGAAGAGTGAAGGGTCAGTGATGAGAGCATTTGAAGCAATGTGTCACGAAATGAATATTGTGGGTTGGACAGCAACTCAAGGTAACAGATCTTCAATATCTTCCGAAGTTGTTACAACAGATCAAATGGGTGGATCAATTAAAAAGGCTCAAGTTGGTCACGTTATTATATCAGTTGCAAAGACATTACAACAAAAAGAAATGAAACTAGCAACAATTGCAATCACAAAATCACGTATTGGTGATGATGGTGTTGTATTTGAAAACTGTAAGTTTGATAACGCAATGATTGATATAGATACTGAAAGCTCAATGACGTTCTTAGGTCTTGAAGAACAAAAAGAAGAAAGACAAAGACAAAGAGTTAAGGAACTCTTAGAAAAGAGAAAACAAAGAGAAACACAATCAAATTAACAAAATAAGTAAATTTATAAAAATGGAAAAAATACTAGTAGAAAATCCTGGTCGGTTTGTCATCTTCCCTATCGAACACAATGATATATGGGAATTTTACAAACAACACCAAGCAGCGTTTTGGACGGCAGAAGAGGTGGATTTAACTAATGACATCAGAGATTGGGAAAATTTAACAGACAATGAAAAATACTTTATCAAAAACGTATTGTCATTTTTCGCGGCTTCTGACGGTATTGTAAACGAAAACTTGGCGGAAAATTTTTACCGAGAAGTGCAATATCCCGAAGCTAAATTCTTTTACGGATTCCAATTGGCGATGGAGAACATTCACTCATTAATGTATTCGTTGTTGATCGATACGTACATTAATAACCCAAAGGAGAAAGATGAATGTTTCAATGCAATTGATAGACTACCCGCGGTTCAGAAGAAAGCCAAATGGGCTTTGGAATGGATTGAAAAGGCATCTTTTGCAGAAAGATTAGTTGCGTTTGCTGCTGTCGAAGGTATCTTTTTCTCAGGTTCATTCTGTTCTATTTTTTGGATGAAATCAAGAGGGATTATGCAAGGTTTGTGTAACGCTAACTCATTAATCTTTAAAGATGAAAATTTACATTGTGATTTTGCAATTCACTTATTAAATAACCATTTAGAAAATAAACCTTCCGAAAAAAGAATTAAAGAGATTTTACTTTCGGCATTAGAAATTGAAAAGGAATTCATAACAGAATCACTTCCTGTTTCTTTAATTGGAATGAACTCAAACTTAATGAAACAATATCTTGAATTTGTAGTTGATGGATTACTCGTTAAGATGGGATGTAGTAAAGAATTCAACGTAGAACAACCGTTTAAGTTTATGGAGCAAATTGCTGTTGAAACTAAAGGTAACTTCTTTGAATCAAGAACTATGGAGTATCAGAAGGCAAAACTGAATGAAACCATAACATTTACAGACGACTTTTAATTTTTGGAATATGTCATTAAAAATAAATAAAAGAGGAGGAGACAGTGTATCATTTAATCCTCAAAAAATTTACAACAGAGTTAAGAGAGCATCAAAAGGCTTGAATGTTAACTCTGATGAAATTTTCATTAAAGTAATTACTTCTGTACCAACGGAAGGTGAGGTAACTACAAAAGAACTTGATAAATTAGTTTATGAGATTGCAGCTTCATACACAGGTAGTCACCATGATTACTCAAGATTGGCTGCGAGTGTTGCGATTTCTTCATACCACAAAGAAACTAATGAAAGTTTTTCACAAACAATGATGCAACTTTATGAAGATGGAATTATCAATGAAAAATTGATTGAAACTATTAAAGAATATGGTGAAGATACTATTGATGCGGCTATTAATCATGAAAATGATTATAACTTCGATTACTTTGCTTGGAGATCATTACAAGAAATGTATTTGTTGAAAAGACCAAATGGTAAAGTAGTTGAAAGACCACAACATATGTATATGAGAGTTGCTCTTTGGGTTACTACCAATATGTCTGACGCATTTGAGTACTACAAATCATTATCAAATCAGTTGATTTCAAAGGCAACACCAATAATGATTAATGCTGGAACAAAAGTTCCACAATTAGCATCATGTGTACTTCACTATAACAACTCCGACTCAAGAAAAGGTTTATTAGATACATTAACAGATATTTCAACTTTCTCCTCTGATGCTGCTGGTATTGGATTATCTATGTCTAACATTAGAAGTAAAGAAAGTAGAATCTCAAGTTCAGGTGGATATGCTGGAGGTCTTTTAAAATATTTAAAAATTGTTAATGAATCACTTAGATTCTTTAACCAACAAGGTCGTAGACCTGGTAGTGCCGCTATCTATCTTGAACCTTGGCACAAAGACATCTTTGATCTTTTAGACATCAAGAAGAACACAGGTGCGGAAGAATTGAGAGCTCGTGATTTGTTTACCGCACTTTGGATTCCTGATAACTTCATGAGAGCGGTTAGAAATAACACTAGTTGGTATTTGTTCTGTCCTAATGATATCACTAAGGCTGGTTTAAAACCTTTACAAGAATGTTTTGGTGATGAATATGAAGAGGTGTATGAAAAGGCAGTATCAATGGGGTTAGGTAAAAAAGTAAAAGCTCAGGACATTTGGAGTAAAGTTGTTGAATCTCAAATCGAAACAGGAGTTCCTTATTTATGTTCTAAAGATAATGCTAATAGAAAAACTAACCACCAAAATATTGGGGTCATTAAACAATCTAATTTGTGTAATGAAATATATCAATATACTGATGAAGAAACTACAGCGATTTGTACACTTTCATCGATGGTTTTAAAGAATTTTATTCAAGGGGGTAAATTTGATTTTGAACTTTTATTTAATGAGGTTAGAAAAGTTGTTAGATCACTTAATAAGGTAGTTGATATCAACAACTACTCAACTGAAAAAGGTAGAAAAGGTGGTTTGGAACAAAGAGCAATTGCAATTGGTACACAAGGTTTGGCTGATGTATTTTATTTAATGGATTATATCTTCACATCTAATGAAGCTAAGAAATTGAACAAGGACATTTTTGAAACAATCTATTATGCGGCAATCTATGAAAGTAATCAGTTGTGCATGAACGGTAAGTATAAACCTTATTCATTCTTCAACGGATCACCAATGTCTCAAGGAGTATTCCAATTTGATATGTGGGGATTAGACGAAACTCAACTTTCAGGAATGTGGGATTGGAACAAACTCAAGAATAGTGTTTCACAATATGGGGTTTGTAATTCATTATTCACGGCTCAAATGCCCGTGGCATCTTCAGCTAAAATTACAGGTTCATATGAAATGACAGAACCAGCACACTCTGCAATCTTTAATAGACGAGTTGTTGGTGGTGAAATCATGATAGTTAACAAATATCTAATCAACGACTTTGAAAAGATAGGTATTTGGTGTGAAGATTTAAAAAATGAAATCATTATAAATGAAGGATCAATTCAAAATATTAACTTTAATAACTATTTGGATTCTGAAGATAAAAACTACAATAAGAAAGTTAAACGAATTGAACATTTAATTCCTAAGTATAAAACTATTTGGGAGATCTCACAAAGAGAACTTATTGATATGGCTGCAGATAGAGCTCCATTTATTGATCAATCACAGTCAATGAACATCTATATGGCAAACCCAACCCTATCTAAGATTACATCATCACATTTCCACTCTTGGGAAAAAGGATTAAAAACTTTATGTTATTATGTAAGAACTAAGGCAATATCAACAGGAGCTAAACATTTGGCGTTAGATATGTCTAAACGTGAAAAACCTAAAGTAACTCCTGAACCACCAAAAGTTGACTATTCTCACCTAAACTTACCACCAAGACCTGAGAATTCTGATTTTGAATGTTTTGGATGTTCATCCTAAAATTAAGAATCACTACTTCGGTAGTGATTTTTTTTTTACTTAAAAATTCTATAACTTATATTTATATGTGATATGGCAAATGGTATTACATACGGTATAGGGTTTCCCTTCGTTGATTCGTTTACAGGTAGATATTTGGATGTTACTGAAACTACCGAAGCTGAAATTAGAGGTAATCTAGTTCACTTACTTTTAACAAGAAAAGGAAGTAGATATTTTTTACCTGATTTTGGGACAAGATTATATGAATATATATTCGAACCACTTGATGGTCCTACGTTTTCAGATATTGAGGCGGAGATAAGGGACACCATTAGAACATTTATGCCAAACTTACAAGTTACAAATATTGTTGTTGAACCAGCATCTGCAGGACTTGAAGATAAAGGTTATACGGTTAACCAATATGGTGAACGAGAATTTAAAGTTACAAACATTGCCAATTTAGAACACACGGCAAGAATCAAAATTGATTATAAAATCACTGATTCGGCATTTGAATCACAAGATTTTGTTATATTAAATATTTAATGATATATGGCTGAAAAAAAGATATCCTATACGGTCCGAGATTTTCAAGGAGTAAGATCTGAGTTAATAAATTTCACAAGAACTTACTATCCTGATTTAGTTCAGAACTTTAATGATGCTGGGATTTTTTCAGTTATGTTGGATCTTAACGCCGCGGTAACTGATAACTTGAATTATCAAATTGATAGAAGTATCCAAGAAACTGTATTACAATTTGCACAACAAAAGAATTCGGTTTATAATATTGCAAGAACTTATGGTCTTAAAGTACCTGGTCAAAGACCATCGGTTGCTTTAGTTGATTTCTCAATAACAGTTCCTGCTTTTGGTGATAGAGAAGACATAAGATATTGTGGAATCTTAAGAAGAGGATCTTTAGTTAATGGTGCTGGACAACCTTTTGAAACTGTCTATGACATTGATTTTGCATCACCAATTAATGCTGAAGGATCACCAAACAGATTAAAAATACCAAATTTTGATTCAAGTGGTAAATTGATAAATTACACCATTGTTAAAAGAGAAGTTGTTGTAAATGGAGTTACAAAAGTGTTCAAAAGAACAATTACCGCAAATGATGTAAAACCATATTTAGAGTTATTTCTCCCTGAAAAAAATATATTAGGAATTACAAGTGTGTTGTTGAAACCAGGAACACAATATTCAACAGTACCAAATCCGCAAGATTTTTTAAGTTTGGGGCCTGAAAGATGGTTTGAGGTTGATGCATTAGTTCAAGATAGAGTTTTTGTTGAAGACCCAACTAAAGTTTCAGATCAACCAGGTATTAAAGTTGGAAGATACATCACAACCTCTAATAAATTTATTTCTGAATACACACCACAAGGTTTCTGTAAAATGACTTTTGGTGGTGGTAACATTTCGGCCGAAGAACAACTAAGAGAATTCGCTAGAGATGGTAAAGGATTTGATTTAAGTAGATATACTAACAATTACGCTATGGGTGCGGCTTTAACACCAAATACAACACTATTCGTTCAATACAGAATTGGGGGTGGATTAGCTAGTAATGTAGGTCTAAATACAATCAATCAAATTGGTACAGTTTCATTCGCAGTTAATGGACCTTCTGATTCTGTAAATAGAAGTGTTATTAATAGTCTTCAGTGTAATAACGTAACTGCCGCAATTGGTGGTGCTAATTTACCAACAACAGAAGATGTTAGAAATATGGTTTCATTTAACTTCGCAGCTCAGAACAGAGCAGTAACTGTTAATGATTATAATTCATTAATAAGAACAATGCCGTCACAATATGGCGCACCAGCAAAAGTTGCAATCACTGAAGAAAATAATAAAATTAGAATCAAAATGTTGTCATACGACACTAATGGTAGTTTATCTAATGTTGTTTCAAATACTTTAAAACAAAACATCGCAAATTATTTATCTAACTTCAGAATGATCAATGATTATATTTCCGTTGAAGCGGCAGAAACAATTGATTTGGCTGTTACTGTTGATGTTGTATTAGATAATAGTCAAAACCAAGGTGCAATTATTTCAAAAACAATTGAAATTGTTAGTAACTTCTTTAATCCATTAGTTATACAGTTAGGTCAAAATGTAAACATATCTGAACTTAGAAGACTAATACAAGCAGAAAACGGTATAGTTAGTATTTCTGACATTTCATTCTTTAATCAAGTTGGAGGTCAATACTCTTCGGCACAAACATCTATGCCTTATTCGGATCCTGTAACAAGACAAATACAACCAACGGCAGATACTTTGTTTGCAACTCCAACACAAATCTATCAAATTCGATTCCCAAACAAAGATATTAATGTAAGAGTATTGAACTTGAAATCCGTTAATTTCTCATAGGGATTTATTTTTTTTCAAAAGGGACTATTTTTCTATGAAAATAGGAAATAAACTATTTATGAAAAAACGATTTTTTTAATGCCAAAATCATACAGAATAAGAACCGAAGTTGGTGTTGACAAGTACATCAATGTAAATTTAGAACAAGATTGGGAGTCTTTAGAAGTACTCTCACTGAAAATACTTGCAAATGATGTTTATACAAGAATGTGTGCTGATTACGGAGTTGTGGTTGGTAGAGTTTTTGTGAATAATGGTTTTGGTTTACCAAATGCAAGGGTTTCTGTTTTTATTCCCCTTGATGATGCGGATGAACTAAATCCTGTAATTTCAGAATTATACCCATACAAAACTATCACAGATACTAATGAAGAAGGTTATAGATATAACTTACTTCCCAAGTTACCATCATACAGAGGTCACCAATCTACAGGATCATTCCCAAATGTGTCTGATGTATTAATGGATGACTCATACATTGAAGTCTACGATAAGTATTATAGATTTACTGTTAAAACTAATGAGAGTGGTGACTTTATGATTTTTGGTGTTCCTGTTGGAAACCAAACTATTGTTATGGATGTTGATCTTTCCGATATTGGATGTTTTTCATTATCACCACAAGATTTAATTCAACAAGGATTAGCAACAGAGTCTCAAGTGAATGGATCTACATTCAAATCCTCAACAAATCTAAGAGAGTTACCACAAATTAAAAATTTAGTTTTTGACGTTGACGTATCTCCTTTTTGGGGAGATCCTGATTTATGTCAAGTTGCGATAACACGAGTTGATTTTGATTTGACAAAATTAGCAAACATTAATATACAACCGACCTCAATTTTCATGGGGTCAATTATATCTACAACAGATGATGATGCATTAAAAGTAAGTTGTAAACCAAAAAACAATACAGGAAATCTTTGTGAAATAGTTTCAGGACCTGGCGAAATTTTGGCAATTAGACACACAATCAATTCTGACGATCAAGGATTACCAATACTTGAACAATATCAAATAGAAGAGGAAGGAAAAGTTATCGATCAAGATGGAACATACCTATTGAATGTTCCTATGAATTTGGATTACGTTTTTACAAATGAATTTGGTCAACAAGTATTATCTGACGACCCATCAAAAGGTATCCCAACAAAAGGTAGATATAGATTTAAATTTAAATGGCAAAACGAACAAGGATTACAAGGGAGTTTTTTACGAGCCAATTTTTTAGTCCCTAATGTTAAAGAATATGGATGGACAAATTATACTGTAGATCCATTAACAAATAACACACCCTCAACATACCCTTATAATTTAGGTGTTGGTGTTGTCACAGGATCTACAGTTGTTTTTGGGACGGCACAAGGATTGGCAGACCCAACAACAACCAATGTCCAATCTTATATAATATACATAAATGGACAACCATATACAGGAACTCTAAACGCTATTGAAATAACACCAGGAGATCAACTTCAAATTGTTGCAAATCCTGTTGACCCCTCTCAACCACAAGTTATAACATTTAAACAATACCCACAAGCTCTATTTGATCTTTACAGATCATATGCCTTTAGTACCGATTGGGATGATTATGTTAACAAACAAGAAGCAATCAATTGTGAAGATACCTTTTACGAATTCCAATACAATAAAGTCTATACAACGGCAATGTTCCTTGATAGATATAAAAACGGAATTGGAAGGGCAAAACATTTAGGTATAAAAGAAATTGACAACAGAACTTGTAAATCAACTGTTAACACTTTTCCAGTAAATGATATAATAAGGAACTTTGATCCTATTTTTTTTGTTTTTAATGTACTTGTTAATATTTTGACATTCCCAATTTTGGTATTGTTATTTGTCGCCCACTTGATTGCGTTATTGTGGCCTGTATTGAAATACTTGTTATTATTCCTTGGACCATATATTGTATATCAGGGTGTTTCTGCGGGAATAGATTTAGTTTATTATATTACTAGTCTTGGTGATTTTGCACCATTAGGAGGACCGGTAATTTCAATTGGTACTATTTTACAAATTATTGCTCAAGGGCTCAAAGTTATAATTCAAGTCGCAGCTGGTTTGGCGTTTACATATTTTTATACAAAATTCTTTCTTGATAATACCCAAAATGGTAAGATAGACAATTTCCCAAGAATTGGTCTACCTATGATTGCATATCCTGACTGTACAAGTTGTGATTGTGATTGTGGAACAGCAACTTTGGATGATGACTTTGATGCAAATACTTTAGCACAAGAACAACAGGAAATTCAAAATAGTTTACAAGACCCCTCAAGCGGACTTGGGTTTGATGTAGTATTGACTCAAACAAATAGTGTAATTGCGCCTGTTAATTCTCCTGGATCATACGATGTTTCCCATCCTAATTTTGAAAACGATGATAATGGAGACGACCCATTCCAATGTGGAAGTACGGGCGGATTCAAAAGTTTTGAGTCATTATTAGGACAAAACGATATTAGCACTGCGGTTGCTGTAAAGGCGGCCTTGGATTTCAAAAGAATAATTTCAGGTTATGATGTATTATCATCAACCGACCCAAATAAATTATATAGTAACGAACAATATTTGTTACATGCTCCTCAACCGTTTTTATGGTCTGCAAACAAACAAGGGGCTGGTATTGCAGATGAAAGGTATTTTGCTTACCCAACAACGGCAACTTTTCCACAACAATTAAATCAATTCAATACAAGAGATAAATATTTTTCAGGTGTTAACCAAATCAAAACAACTGTAAACCCAATTTCAGGTTCAACACCATTTTTTGATCAAGTTGTTGTTGTTTTGATGAATTCAGGAACCGCAGCGTCAATTACACCTGGTGGTATTTGTTCTTTCCAAGATCCAAACTATATGGATTCAGGTTCTCAGTTTAGAATGAGAAACCTTACGGGTGCAACACTGAATCAATTTGGTAACAATGCAATTACAGGTTTAACAACCACAGGTGTTACAACATATACTGTGAATTATGCAGACCCATCTAACTCAAATGGAACATCAAGTTTACCGGCAATAATTTATATTGATCAACCACAAGTTAGTCAAGTTGCGGGAACTATAACACAAGAACAAAGTTTTTTACAATATCCGACAGATATAGAATATTTCCAATTGTTAACTGGTTTAACTGTAACAGACTTTGTAAACACTTCTTTAGGAACATCAGGATATTACAAAAGTGCTTATTTAGAACACAATGTACAATTTAATTATCCAATATGTAATGGAAATAATGTGCCTATTTGTCCTTCTTTTGGTCCATACACAATCCAAGACGTTTTATACACTATGCCGAATTGGCAAAATTTTGAAGTTTGTATTTTTGTTCGAGGTGTTGACCCTCACACCGCACCTCAAACAATTTCTTACGACGTGTCTAAAATATTTGGTCATACTTCGTTCAATGGAAGTGTAGTGATCAGTGGTAGTTATTATTTGAATGTACCAATACAAAGTTCTACGGTATCTCAAAAACCTCAAACACACAATACAACAAATAACAATAATGTTAAATTGTATTTTCCATCTTATAATTTTACAATTACACCACCAAGTATCAACCCAAACAACTATAGCGGTTTTACATCAAATTTACCTTATTTTTATTTAAGTACTGATGACACACCATCATATACACCAACACCTGGATGGTTAAATGTATCAACACAAACACAAGGTTCTCCTTTTGTTTATGTTGACTCGAGTTCACAATATACTTTACCAAGAAACCAAGCAAATCCAACGACATATGTTGGGGGTGGTGCGTTTTTAGGATGGGTTGGTAACAATCCGTTTTCATCAAACATGTTGACTGATACCGCAATATCTGACGATAATCAAAAGAAACAATATTATAACACTAATGCGGGATATTTTCAACAACAATCTTCATGTGGAGGAAATGGTAATCTAAGTTCTTTATATTCTCCGGCATATTATAATCAATCTTTTTCACCTATAAATTTTGGAAATTCACTTCTTATAATCATGAGAAGTGATAGGTTACCAACCTCAACAAGAGTTGAAAATGGAGCAAGTCCTACAACAGGATATGCTTTACATCAGAACAACAATTTTGCGGTTTATACTGTTAGTGGTGAATTAGAACCACCAACAATAACTGCAGGTGCTGACTTACCATCAGGTGATAGTTTTGATGAAACTGGACCAACTTCAGCTTTGACCTCTACTTTAACATGTGAAGGTATGGTTCCTTTAGAGTGTTATAGCGGTTCAGGAAATAATGTTGGTGTAATACCTGCAGGACAATGTTCTATACCTGAAAACAGGATGATAAATGGATGTTACTGTCTTCTTAATAAAAAATATGTCAAAGAGTATGGTTCAGATGTGAGATTATTTTTAGAATGGAAAGTTAGATTTACCATGAACTTTGCTGCGTGTAGAGGAGTTTTTGCTCAAGTATTCCAAAACAATTGGATCAACGGAGTTCTTTATATGTTTAATTTTAACAAAAGACAAACATTCGGTGTTAATCCATTGATACCAAATTATGATTATTGTACTGATGTTATTGTATTTGACGACATTAATAATAGTTTTTTCTACAGATCATCTCCTTGGAATAAAACCATCCAACAATTTATTGGTAAGAATAAACCACAAATTAATCCATTAATACCACAAAGATTGGCAACATTCCCAGGTTTTGGGTATAATGATAGACAAATCCAATTTCCAACTACACTTACAGATTTAGGACCAAGAGACTTTTTTATAAATGAGATCTGTTGTGGGGCTGGTGAAAACGGGTTTGGATCCTATTATGCTGACCAATTAAAATCTACCTCATATCAAGATAACTCAGACATTATACAACTTGGGTTTTTATCAAGAATATTGAATGAAGGTGTAAGACAAAGAATATTACCAATAGGACAAGGTCAAAATAATACTGAGGGTAAAGGAATTGAACAATTCTTCAATAGCACAAGGGGAGGATACAGAATAGACGGAGATTGGGCACAAATGTTATCAATCAACTCGGAATGGAAGGTTTTACCATTTATAAGTGAAAACCTTACAGGACCAAATGCTAATGATTTTATTTTCTTTGGTGATAATTATTATCCTGCAACCCCTCCATCAGGGGCAAATGATATAAAACCTATTATGGGACTATTTTTCCAAACCCCTCTTGAAAATTTAAGATATAGAAAAATTGAATCACCAGGTATTGAAACGTATAACTTCAACCCATTAATTCAAAATTACTTTGGATATGGTAAATCACAAGTGGTTCCACATTACAAGTGGAGTTTAAAACAAAGTAACCCAAGTCAAAACATAT